CAGTCGCCCTGCTTGTAGCGACATCCGTAGTCGTTGATCAGCCGCTTATTGAATACGAGTTGCGCCTGGCAGGCGGAAAGCAGTTTGTGCGCCTTGTCCTCTGTTTCACCGATCAGCAGCATATAATGCAGTCGCCCGGTGAACATCAGGTAAAGCGGGATTCCCATGTCGACGTGTACGGACTTCGCACCGGAGCGGTAAATCTCCCACAAGGCCATGATCACGTCGTTGTTGATGATCTGCTGCGCACCTTCGCGGTGAAACCAGGCGCAGGGCACTTTCGCATAGTTCGGAAAATAGTACTCGAACCAACGGACATAATCCTCCTCGAGCCATTTTATGCGGGCGATCTTGTCCGCCAACGGCTCGTGAATGTCGACGACCGAGGCTTTTGCGATGCGTCGGCAATGCTCCTCGTAGTTATCGAGAAGTTTCTGAAATTTCTTGTCGATCTCTGCCATATGGCGCTACTTTAAAGAATCGACTTGCGCCCGGTGTGCAATGAACATGCGGTGTAGATCGGTTTGTCTGGCGATCTCCTGCGGGGCAACCTCGGCGATGAAGTTGTCGACCTCTTTCAGCACGGTGATCACCACCGTCAGGGGCACCTTGCCGTCGAAGTATTGCAGTGCCTTGGCGATCTTCGACAGGCCGTCCGTGTCGATACGCGCAGGGTTACCGTCGGCAACGTTCTGCATTTCGTTCAGGAGCAGTTCGCGGATTTTGCCGGGAGCCGCGAGCATCGCTTTGCGCTTCTCGTCCCACTTCATAGCACGCCGCCATTCGGACAGCGTCGCCTCGCGGATGCCGAGCATGTCGGCGATGCCTGCACAGGTCATTCCCTGCTCTACAAAACAGTTGTAAGCTGCCGTGTATAATTTGTGCTTCGGGGGTTTAGGGGTGGTCATACGCTATTTTTTGCTGCAAAGATGGCATATCGAAACACAAATGCGAAAAATAGTTTAATACCTTGAAACTCTTTTTGTTGCAGTTGTTTTTAGCGTCTATGTTTGCAGCAAAAACAAGGCGCATGTCTTTACCGAAATTCATTTTTAACGACGAAACGAAAAAGAACTCGCACGGGTTCTTCCTGCTCAACGGCGGCGGTCACTTCGATCGCTTCCAGGAGTATCCCGTTATGCTCGACAACCACAATCTCGACCGCCTGATCGGCAGGTGGGATAACCTGCATGCCGAGGGGCCGCTGCTTGTGGCCGATCCCGTCTTCGACGAGGGTGTGACCCTGGGTGCCGAACGCAAGGGGCAGGTGGAGCGGGGTTTTCTGCGCGGCGCATCGCCCGGTATCATCATCCTGCGGGCCGAGTATCGCACGAACCCGGCAGGCGGTGAAGACCTCTATGTCACGGAGTGGGAATTGTTCGAGGGATCGACGACCTCCGTACCGTCGAACGCCGGGGCGGTAACGCTCAAAATCTACACGGGTGACGGACACCTGGTCGAGGACAACGACGTGCGCCTGCATGTCGACAACATCGTGAAACTCTGCGCAGAAAGCACGCAGGGCCAAAAATCTAATATCAAAACAATGGAAAAAACCACCCTTACCGCCGGGGCATACGTGGCTCTCGGCATCAATCAGGACGCGGATGCAGAAGCCATCAGCCAGGCTATCGTAACGCTTCAGGCCAACTATGCGGCGGCCAACGACCGGGCCGAAGCGTTGCAGAAAGAGATCGACGCGGTCAAAAAGAAACGGGCCGAGGACATGGTCGCCCTTGCCATCACCGAGGGCCGCATCGGGGCCGATGTCCGCGAGGACTACGTGAAACTCGCCTTGCAGGATTACAGCCTGGCGGAGAAGACGCTGCGCGCAATCCCCGCAAAGGTCTCCCTGGCAGCATCCGTCACCAAGATCGGCGATGCGCTGATCCCCGCCGACCGCCAGGGCTGGACGTATCTGCACTGGCTGAAAGACGATCCCGCAGGACTGGCGAAGATCAAGGCCGAGAACCCCGAAGCGTTCGAGGCGATCAAGAAAGTACGCAACTAATCACAAATTCAGAACAATATGCCTATCAACAAAGAAGTATGGACTGACATCATTAAAGAGCAGCCCATCCAGCAGGACGACTTCCTGAACGAATCGGAAGACCTGAGCGCCCTCGTGGAGTACAACACCCTGCACCTGGCCGAAGCCGGGGTCGAGCCGGAAGTGTTCATCGACAACGACACCTATCCGGTCGGCATCGTGGCCCGCGAGGACGTGCCGAAGGACATCATGCTGCACACGCTCGACACGAAGAACACCGTCGTGCGCAACGTCGAGCAGATGGAAATGTCTTACGACAAAATGAAGAGCGTAGTTCGCGGCCACTCGAATGCGCTCCTGCGTCGCCGCCGCGCCCTGGCTGCGTACAACTGGTGCCCGCTCCAGGACGGTGAGTTTACCCCTGTCCTGGTGACGACTGGCGAACTGGTCAACGGTCGCCGTCGCCTGACGTTCGACGACCTCGATCTGCTTGAGGCGAAGTTTGAAGCCCTCGAAGTCGATCTGTCGCAGTTGCGCCTGGCGCTCACGACCGAACACAAGGCCGACCTGAAAGCCGAAAACCGCAAACTCTACAAGGAGTGCATGAAAGACGGCAAAATCGGGAATTTCCAGGTCTACACCTATCCGCACCTGCCGCTGTTCGACACCACCACGGGCAAGAAGCAGGCGTTCGGCTCGGCCAAAGGCGAGAACAGTGCGATGGCCTCGATCGCCTGGATCAAGACCGAAGTGATGCGGGCCACGGGTGACACCGATGTCTTCCACCGGGAGAAAGACCCCGAAGCGCGCGGCGACATTCTCGGCTATCAGCAGCGTTTCACGGCCCTGCCGTTGCGCAACAAGTACATCGGTGCCATCTATTCGGGTAAGTAGTCATGGAAGGAGTTATGCAGTATCTCGGTCAGTATGCGATCAAGTCGGCCCTTGTTGCCGCAGCCTATTTCGCACCATGCAAGGAGGTAATCGCCATTGTGTTCCTGTTTTGGCTCGCCGATCTCGTCTTCGGCATCCTTGCCAGTCAGAACCGGCACGCACCTCGATCGTCGCGCCGAATGCGCAAGAGCGTAGGCAAGTTGATCGGCTACATGGCCGCGATACTGCTGGCCTTTCTGATCGACAAACTTGTCCCGAATCTGTGGATCATTCCGCACCGACTGATGGCTGCCTACCTGTGCGTCTGCGAACTTATCTCGATCCTCGAGAACCTGGCGATTATCACACAGGCCAAAGCCTTCGTGTCGCTGATCAAACTGATCCGGGGCAAAAACGATGAAAACGTAATTTACGATCTGATCAATGAGAAAAATGCTGATTATTCTGCTCGTAGCCCTCTTGGCCGCGTGCAGCCCAAGTCTCAGACTGCAATCTTCGCAGACGGCAGCGACCGATACGGTGACCGTGACCGAACAGGTGCGGGATACGGTGGTCGTCCTCGAACGCGACCAGTCGATGATCCGGGCGCTTCTCGAGTGCGACAGTGTGGGCCAGGTGCAGATGCGCAAGCTGCTGGAGTATCAGGCGGGGAACCGACTGAAGCCTCCCGACATCGAGGTTCACAATAATGTCCTGACGGCTACGGCTCAGGCTGACAGTATGGCTATTTACCTGACTTTGAAAGACCGCATTGAACGCCATACGTCCACTCACAAGGAGTTACAGGTTGTCGAGGTTAACCGCCTGAATACATGGCAGCGTACCTGGATGCGTATAGGGCAAGTTTCCGCCCTGCTGCTGATCCTATTCGGGGTCTTTAAAACCCGCAAATTGTTAAAAATCTGAAAACATGGATATTACAAACATGAGCGCAGAACAGCGCAAAGAAGAACTGACCCGCCTCGTGGAAGCGACGAAAGCCGCTAAAGCAGCGGCCAAGGCTGCAAAGGCCGAGGTTGCGGCATGCAAGGCGGCAGTCAAGGCGTCCGAAACCCCGGCAGAGAAAGCGTCCCGCGAAGCAGCCCTGAAGACTGCCGAGCAGGCACAACTTGCGGCAATGGCAAATGTCGCCGAAGCCACGGCTCAGGAGACGGAGTTCCGCGAAGCGGTCAAAGCTGCTGAAGCCGCCGAGACACAGGCCCGCAAAGAGGCTGATGCCACGGCTGCGGAGCAGGCCCGCAATGCCGATCCGGTCAAGGCCCTGGCCGAGAGCTACGCTAAGGCATACCCCGACTGCAAAGCTTTCCACATCACCACCGACAGGCAGGTGTTCCTCGAGAAAGACAAAAACCTCGCACAGTTCCATCAGAAGGCGCTCGGCGAAGGCGAAGTACGAACCATTAACGTGCGCTAATCATGGCATTACCTAACGTAACAATCAACCTCGAAAACGGGAACCTGGGCCGCATCGCACAGAGCGACGACGGGGTCGCCGGGCTGATCCTGACAGGCGCAGCCGTGGCGGGCAAACTGGAACTGAATCGGG